ACTTCTGCATACACGCCTTCCCCTTTCGGGCCGTTCTTGAGGTATTTCCCCGGGTTCGTGATGACACTGGCAAGCGTGGTCAGACTCCGTTCGGGGCGGGCCTTTTCATCAATGGCGGTGGGGTGATCCATGTGCATGTGGGTGCCGTAGGCGTAGACCTTCGGACCGTCACGCTCAAGGGCGGCTTCCTTGTAATACCCGCTTGATCCCCACCCCGGCTTGATGATTTTAACCAGGGCATTGCCGTTCTTGTCAATGAAGTTCGGCTGCTGTCCTTCGGTAGCCGCTTCAACAAATGTTTCAAAATCTGTCACATTGCCAGACTCCTGTCCTTTGTCGGACTCGGATACGTTGATCACGTGGTCGTTCGGCCGGTCGTGAGCGAATGCCGGAGCCGGGCGGCTGCTGTTGAGAATAGTGGAATTCTGGCCCGGATCTTGTGGCATTACTATATTTGTAACTGAGTTCCTTATAGGGGCTCGATAAAAACAGGGCCCGGAATTCCAGCACTTTCATATATGCCGTATACTGAATATATGAGCATGGAGAAGAAGGTCTGGCTGATTATCAGCGACGGTGAAATCCGTGATGATATCTACACTCTTGAGGAATCCGCCCGGCACATGGCCGGTGATGGGGAGCGCGTAGTTCCTTATATTATCAAAATTTAAAATAAATTTATGAGTACCGATAAACCGTCCAGCATGCGAGTGTTCCCTGGCACGAAGGCCCGATACGATGAAGAGCGGAAGGGTCGCGAGAGTGATGATAGCCTCCTTAACCGGCTCCTGGACGAGCTGCAGGACCTGCGGAAAAAGCAATGATAAAAAAAAGGGGGTTACTTACGCGGCTTTGGCTTGCACGGGCCCACTCTGCACCTCCTTCTCCTTTTTTGCGATGAACTTCTTGACGCCGTCCCTGGTCCGGCACCCATGGTTGTGCTCTTTGAAGACATCGTTCAGGGTTCTGGCGATATCCTCGTGTGAGAATGATTCACGGTACCGGGCGAGCCGGAGGATCAGGATCTGTTCCTCCTCGCTTAATGCAGGATAGGGGAGGCTTGCCTTATTGCCGGTCGGGTTGCCTTTTGCCATTATGCGCTCCCTGCTGCCGGGATCACCGGCTCGCATGAACAGTGACAGTTGTAGTCGTCGAGGTCGTTCCAGATCGGGTCGGTCAGTGCATACCTCCTGCCGTGGCGGGCCTGGTGCTCCGGCCGGGGGTTGATCTGCGGGTCCAGATGGATCCAGGTCCCTTCCTGTATTCCCTCGCCTTCCCACCGGTCGAACGAGCCGTCGGTCAGGAGCCGGCGGGTCTCCTGGTATGCGACAAGACCGCTGTTGTGCTCCTGTGCTGTGAACACCGTTTCGAGCTGCTTGCGGACGTCCCTGCGGGGTGTGCCGTTTTTGATGGCATCGGTGACGATGTCCGTGATAGCCTTGCGGTCCGCTGCGATCGCGTCTTTCAACCAGGGCTTGAACTCTCCGCCAATCATGGACCCGCCCTTTCTCACGAGCAGGTCCCGATACTCGACGGCTTTTTGGACCGCGTAGGAATTGACGAGGTTGAAGTTCAGCGAGATCCCGAGCGTGGCGGCCCCATGCTCCTGCCCCTCGACCGATGCGACCACTGCGTTCCGGGTGAGGGCCGAGATGCTATCTTGCTTGAGTGTCTCCGCTGCGGTCGCGATGATGCGCTCCAGGGTTTCGGGCGGGGGGACCACTTCAGGATCCCTCCTCGACCGGGTAATGCTCTTCGATGCCTTTCATGATCGCGTCTGTGAACTTCCTGCGGGCTGCGATCAGAGCGGCCGAGCTCTCCCGATATGCCTGCGAGTTCTCAATGTCGAATGGTATCCCTCTCACGCCACCAAAGGCCTCCTGGACTCCTCCTGCAGGTACGTCAACGTTCCTACCCTTGACCGACCCCCACTCTTCCTCGTCAGAGGGAGGATACGGGGGCGCCCGTGGCTGCTGTGCCAGGGCAAGGGCCTGCGCTGCTGCGTTGGCCTGCTGCTGCGTGGTGAAAGCGGTTTGCATGACCAGTCCTGACCCCTCCGGGAACAGCTCGTCAATCTTCTCGTCTGCGTTCGGGACTTTCAGCGCTTTGAAGATCAACTGCGTGAGTGTTTTGAGGTCCATGGTGCCCGCCAGAGGTTTGCCGTCCGCGGTTGCTCCTGCGATGATGGCCTGCACGGTCTGAAGCTGGTCGTGCTCCAGGAGCGGCGGGAATGCTATCGTGATCGTGCGGGGTATTGGTTCGGTGCCGTCTTCCGGATTCTCCGGGTTCTCCTCTCCATTGAGGACCCACCGGACTTCATCAGTATACTCATCGATTTCTTCCTCGCCCTCCAGAGGCCCTTTCGGTGCCCGGATAGCCTGATCGATGACGTATTCGAGGATGTCCTGCCAGATATCGATCCAGAGCTGCTGACGGTTCAGGAACTGGAGTTCGAGCGGCCGCTCCATGGTAGTGGACGTGGCGAGGTTGCCGGTGCTCGGGTCGCCGCTCTCGATGTGGTCGGGAATGCCAGACCCCGAACAGATCATGAGCCGATGGGCCCGGGCGTCTTCCATGCTGATTGTCATGCCGGATGTCTTGAACGGTTCGAGCTTGACGCTTTCCCCGCTGGTGAACGTTGATGCCACTGGCCGCTTGTCGGGCGTGGTTGTGGTTCCGTCTGGTTTGCCGATGAGCCCCCTGATCTTCGAGGCTGCCGCTGTGATTGCGTTCGACCCGCCTTTCGTGGTCATCCGGAACGCGAACGATGCGAGGGCCTGCCAGATCTTGTTCCCGTTCTCCAGGTGCGTCTTGTATGCCTTCGCCCAATCGAGACAGCTATAGACTTCCGAGACACCGAACTTCATGTCCGGCAGGCAGTTGACCTTGACGTGGTAGACCGGGGCGTCCCAGTGTACCGGGTTGCCTCCGATGGTGTCCGGTCGGTCTTTCGGGTTGTGTCTCCAGTCGGGATAGTAGGCGATCGCGGACTTTGGCGTGACGATACCGGTCAGGGCGTTGAACTCGTTGATGGTGTAGGTTCTCTTGTAAAACCATGGCATCGTGCTGTCTTCCGGATCGGTGATGATGTCCGAGATCTCGTAGAGGGGGATCTGCCGGACGATGACCCGGCCCGTGCTCTCGTTCGTGAACAGGATGAAGAAGAGATTGCCTGACAGCGTGAGGACCGCTTCGTTGGTCATCCACGCCTGGTGCCCGGTGAAGGCGTTGTAGTTCTGCCGGTCGGCAATGAACTTCTGGACTACGGCATCGACAGTCTCATGGTCGCCCTTGACGGTCATGCCCTGCGCGAAGACGTAGAGCGCCTGGACGAGCTCGGCCCTCCGGATCAGGGGGTTCTTCAGCCAGTAGATCCGGGCGGAGTCATACAGGTTGACGCGGGCCCGTTCGGTGAAGTCGCGGGAATATCCGGATCCGATGCGTTCCCACCCTTGTTCGGTCAGCTGCTGTTCCAGGACCGTGAGATTCTCCTGGAGGTATTCCTGGTTGCGCTCGCTGATCTGTACCGCTTCGGTCAGGTTCTGGACCTGCTTCACGAGTGCATCGACGTTGGGTTTCATCGTATTTCACCCCCGAACAGGAGCCATCGGACCCGCCCCCAGAATGTTGTGGGGGGGCTCATTACGTCCCGGATGCCATCAAGCACCTCGCGGAGTTCCCGCAGTTCGCTGTCGTCCACATGCACCTTAACGTGCATATCTATCTGCCCGGCGCCTGCCTTCGCGGGGGCCGGATCCTCAATCCATCTTCCGTTTTCAAAGTGTCCTGTCATGGTCAAATACCTTCAATCCTTGCCCGGATTTGTGATTTCGCCGGGAGATTTCGCCCGGATTTCATACGGGACTGATCCCGCCATACCCGCTTCCGTCATCGTCAAACACCGTCACAGTCTCTTCTGTTGTCTCGTCTCCGGCCGTCACGCCATCGACGAACGCGACCGCATAACGGAGCGTGTCCATCCCGTGATCGTCTTTCTTGAGCGGTTCTTCCTTGTTCGGGCCGCTCGTCGTCGGTCTCCAGATATACGAGTCCCATTCTTCCTCGGTGCATACCGGTTTGTGGGCCTCGCGGAGGGTCGGGTCCACATCGACAAGGGCACCACGAAAGACGAAGAGGCGGGGCTTGCCATCACCGGCTTTCCGGAGCCGGGACTGGACTGCCTGGATACCCGGGGAAACTGCCTTCATCGCAGCAACGGTGGGGATCCCGTGCCGCTCAAGGGTTGCCCTGTCTTCTGCGTCGTGGTCGGCGATTGTCGCGTAGATATCTTCCATCCACGGTTGACCGCAGTTCTCGCAATGGTCAACCCCGGGTTTGTTGGGGGTGCCACACACGGGGCATGTGACGGCTACCTTTGACGGTCCTGCGCATGACAGCGTGTTGATCTGTGCCGCTGCGTCCTCCACCAGAAGCCGGCTCATGTAGATCTCCCGATAGAGATAGATCCGGCCGTCGCCGTCGATCGCCAACCATTGACAGACGAACGGGTTGGTATACCCGAAGTCGATCGCCCGAATGCGGATCCAGGTGTCCGGAATCGGGAACGGGTCAATGAGGTGGATGGACCGGTCCCAGTCTTCGTACACAACACCTTCCGCAGCTACCCATTTGCCGTGCCGGAGCCGGAGTTTCCTGACGCCCGTGAGTGCATCGAGGACCGCCAGCGTGCGCTTCCCCTGCTCGGTGATTGCCCCGGTGACCTGGTTGAAAAGCGTCGGGTTGTCTTCATGCCGGCTCTCGATGACCTTGAGCGTGGGGCGGGAGAGGATCCAGT